GCGGATGCCTCGCATTTTGAATCCGGCCGGTAAGTTTGACAAGGTGCCGGCGTCTAAAAGTTGTCTTAGAGCGGCTGTGGCAGTCCGTGATAGACCGCCGATCATGTGGATTAGGCCGAACCCGTAAAATCCGAGTCCTGGTAGAAATTTAAAATGCACAAAATAATCTTTTCTGCGTTTAGCAGGATCGTTCTGTGCAAAATTACGTCTGATAGATAACACAGTGCTTGTGTCTTCTTCAATAGTTACAATGTATGGTAATTTTAAACCTGTTGGTTCTCCTGTTTGAGGATTCATATCTTCAAACCCTTCAATGTCTAGTTCACAATGACATTCTAATAGTGTGTGTACTTCATCAATATTGCTTGATGACGTTCCTTGTATGTCGTCTTTTGTTTCTCTAACTTCATCAGAAATATCAATAGAGCCTTTGCCAACTGCAACATCTCTATAAAAACCTGTTAACTGTTGTCTTCTTAATTCGTTAGAAGTCATTTTAATTGTATGAATAATTGTATCTGCATCGTCTAATGAAGTTGCTGTATAGGGCACAACTAAATCTTCTGCAGGTACAAACTTAGATACACATCTTCCAAGAGCTGCATCATAATAAATCTTTTTAAATGTAGAACCTGATAGCGGTAAGTTAAATAACATTTGATCAAACTCAGGTTCGTATTCTTTCATCTCACACATCATTTGATAGTTCATAAACTCTCGTACACGATCAGACTGTTTTTCTTTTTGGTCGTTTATAACTCCAACAATACGAGTTCTAACCGGACCGTCTGCAGGAAGTAATTCTTTATAAGCTAAAGACTGAAACTGTGTAACTGCTTCTGCAAGCACAGGATGTGTTGCACCACTTGCACCTTGAAAAGGGTCTGATCTATTTTCGTATTTAAATCCTAGTAAGTCTAAACCTTTGGTGTATGTATCTTCCCACTCGGACCTAGAGCCTTTGTATTCATCATAACTGTTTTCTAAATCAGATGAAATTTCACCTAGTATGTCGTCTTCTAAAAATTCTGCTAAGTTAGCATCATGTTGTTGCGCAGCTTGTGCCGCCATTGTTGCTGGATCAAAATCTACTTCTGCTCCACCATCATCAGTCATTTGTATATCAACATCATCAGCACCTAATTCTCTTTCTGGTGTTTCAATTGCTACTTCTTCACCAGGTATAACCTGCTTTGGTACTTTAATTTGATCTTCTAGTGCTTTATCTATTGCCATTACTTACTCCTAAATAAACTTCCCATGCCGTCCGACATTGGTCCTTTTAGCGGTGGTATTGTACCACCTTTTGATTTTTTTGTCCTTGGTTTAAATGGTATAATATTATCTTTTCCTTGATCTCTTAATCTATTTAATTGTGTAAAATCTGTTTGTATAAATTCAGGTGCACCTTTAACTGGTTTTGGTGTCAAATCACCACCTAATTTTTCTATCTCAAGTAAGTCATCCATTCTTCCTAGAGCGTCATCCATGTATTCTAAATAGTCATTGTTTAAACCAGGGACAGGCTCGTCATAAATTTGTTTAGCAACTTTGTCTCTTATAGCAGTTGCAAGTTTTGTCCTTTGTGCTTGTGTCAGTAATCCAAGTTTTACACCTGTTAATATATCTTCTGCTTCATCTAAACTAAACTTAAGACCTTCACCTGTTGGTTGATCTACAACTTCGTCTGGAACTCTGTTAAGTTGTTTTTTAAATATTTCATCAAACTGTTCGTTAGAAACACCTTTTTGTGTAACATTTTGTTTGTAAGTTTGTTTTGCACCGAAAGGTTTTATTCCTCGTTGTGCAAGTTTAGCTGCTTCCATAATACCTTTACCTATTAAACTACCTCCTGCAAGCATACCAACTCTTCCACCTTTATTAAAACCACTCTCACTACCGCCTGCTTTATACATACTTCTTAAAACGTTTTCTGCTCCTTCTGGATCAATTTCCATCATGCGTTGTAGTTTAACATTATCATAAAGCTCATTAGCTCTAAATTTTTCATAATCAATTAATTGTAATAATGCGTTTTTCATTTGCTTATTATATCGTGGTGAATCCATAATCATTTGTTCTATTTCACCATATGCCTCTAGATCTAATCCTTTTTCGCTTCTAGACATACTTTTAATTTGGTCTACGTCAGCAAGAGCATCAGCTCTATGTCCTGTTTGAAAAGGTCCTGTCTTAACCATGTTTCTTTCTAATGCAGGGTTTATTCTTCTCAACAGTGCGGCTAATCCACCTTTAAATTTTCCAACCCTTCCGCCTGCTGCGTTTTTAGTTCTACCCTTCTTCATTATTTCTTTTAACATTCTTATTGCTTCAGCTGGATCTTCTCCATCGTCCATCATTCTATTAAAAGTATCTATTGCATCTGATATTTGTTGTTGATCTCTTTTTGCAAATGCAAGCATGCTTTCTGCTTCTTTTTCCATAGCCTGCATTTTTGTAACCATGTCATCTACTTTAGTAGCTGCAGGAATACCTTTTGGTATTTCTTCTGCTACACCTTCTATAGTTTTACCTTTGTCAGTTACTTGTGTACCTTCATCAAAAATTGTAGGTCTTTCATTTTTATAAACACGTTCACCTGTATACGAATTTTTTGTCATACTCATCTCACCATAGTTTTTACCATATAAAACTCTATCACCTGGTCCACCTGGTAAATCCGTGAGCCGCGATCCACTATCATTTATTTTTAAATAACGCTCCGCGGCGCCCGGCCCGCGTCTTCTAAAACTAAGTGGAGACGCGTGCAGTCGTTCACTACTCATGTAGCGTCCTTCTAAAAGATTAACAAGTTCATCTAAGTTTGATTCATTAGGTCTGTTAAAAAGTTTTTGTAATTGTGGATCGTCTGCTCCAGTTTTAAGAATTCTAAGAGCTTCTTTAACTTCATCTGATCCAAACTCATCAGTTATATTTTTAAAAAATACGTTTTGTATATTGTCAGTTGTATCGGGAAGAGTTGTTTTTGCAACATCCTTACCTTTGCCTTTAAACAAAGTACCTAATCCTTTTAATAAAAGTGATTTAACCATTAATAATATGTTCTCTCCTGGTGTGGTAAAGGTTCATCTTCATAGTCTTCTGGATGTTCTACAAAACCACCTTGTCTAAATCTCATTACGGCTTGAGTCATGCTGTCCACCAAGTCATCGTGTTCACCTAGCGGGAATGCAGCGCATTCCTCAATTACCTCATCTGCAAACTTTCGATCCGGATACCAAACCATTCCTGCTTCGAATAACGGAGCTACTGAGTTTACCCTTGTATGTTTATCATTTCCTTTGCTTGGTGTAAAGTTAATAACAGGTATACCAAGTTTACGTAATTCATAAGTTAATGGTAGTCCTGATGCTTTTGCTTCTACAATTACCGTTTCAGGTTTCCAATAATCGTATTGTTCTTTTGCAATAGTTCTTAATTCTGGAAATTCGTACCTATCTTTAACCATATCAACTAAAATTAACATCGGAGCGCTGTCTTCGTCCTTTTGAAACACGCCCCACGTGGTAATTGCGCTATAATCGGCTGTTTCTTTCTTCATAAACGCCGTATCGTAGCTTTGAATAACGTGCATTAGTGGTGGAAGCGTATCTTTTTCCCATTTTTGCCACCATTCGCGCTTTATTATGCTTCCTTCTGCGGCTGTTGGGTTTTGTTGGTACTGTGCGTTCCATTTTAAGACAGAAACTGATGCTTTTACCGCCTCTAGTTCCTCTAATTTCCAATATCCTGGCCAAACAGGTTTACCAGAAGGCATAATTGCAGGAAATTCTATTACTTCCCACTGGTCTGACTTAGGTTCTTTTTGTGCTTTTATTAATTTACCTGTTAAATCTGCAACAGACCAACGTGTCATAACTACAATTATACGTCCACCAGGTTGCAAACGTTGTCGTGGTCCTGATGTATACCATTCGTAAACCCTGTCGTACGAAGCGGGGTTCATTGCATCTTGTTCAGAATGTGGATCATCAATAATTAACAAATCCGCACCACGACCAGTGATTGAACCGCCAACACCAGCTGCATAATATTCACCACCTTGTGCTGTTTCCCATTTACCAGCAGCTTGTGAGTCTTCCCTGAGCCGCGTTCCAAAAACCTTTTGGTATTCTTCAGTATCAATTAATGTTTTAGCCTTACGACCAAACCTCACGGCTAACTCAGCGTTGTTCGTGGCTTGGATTATTTTAAGTGACGGGTTATTTCCTATCATCCATGCAGGTAAAAAGTTAGATGCAAATTCAGACTTAGTGTGTCTTGGTGCCATATTAATAATTAATCTTTTTAAATCACCTTTTGCAACACGATTAAATTTTTCTGCCATAATTTTATGATGTTCACCTTCAATAAATTCTGGCCACATGTGTTTTACAAAAGCTAAAAAATCATTACGTACAGATTCATCTTTTTTCTTTTGATCAAGCAGTAAAGCTGTTTTTAAATATTCTTTTTTTGTGTCTGGTGGAAGATTATTTATTTGTTCTGGAGTTAGCATTTGAAAAAAAATTTTTATAAAATTTTTGCACTTATCTTTTTAAAAGTGAAAATGAATTTAGCACATATCTATTTCCAAATCAAACATATAGTAGTCGCATTGGGACCCCTGTATATATAAATCCGGGGTGGGGGTGGGGTAAACGCGCAAGGCTGTGAGTTTTCAAGCGGGTCCTACTTTTTTTAAGACCGCAAGGCCGCAAGGCCGCGTGTTGCATTTATGCAACTGTCAAGAAAAATATTAGGACTTACACGCATAACTACGATGCCTAATAAACTTAGTGCCGAGAATGTATAGAATTAGCGACTGCAACTAAAGTGTTGCCCTCGTCATATTTCATTCGTTCAGCAATCTTTTGTTCTCTCGTCATAGTTTTGTTCTTCATACCTTGTATCATACTAGCGAGATTTTGAGGATTGTACATTGTTAAGCCAGTTGAATTAACTTTGATTAAATCTGCCTCATCACAATCAACACCCAACTCAGTCATCAACTCAACACCCTCAGTCAAATAGCGATAAGCTTTCAAACCCATTGCCATTGCTTTTTTCTGTGCAGTTATTGTGTCTATCCAAGTTGCGTGAGCCGAGATTAACATACCCTTTTGCTTTTTAAACATTTGGAAAGTTTCAAACTCAGCTTGAGTACAAGCAATAGTTCTAGACCTACAATGACTAACTCCGATAATATCAACATAGAATTGCCTATCAAAGTCTTTTGCAATTCCTGTGCT